CCGGCAGCGGTCGGATAGTCCAGCATCTTCCACTGGTACTGATTGCCACCTTCCGTGGTGAGTCCGACATCATACCAGGTCGGGAACTTCTCCATAATCTGCGTGTGGCGATCCTGTGCGGCTGCCTGCATCTCGACGGCCTTAGTGCCTCCAGTACGACCCGGAACGATTCCAGCGTTGTTAATCTTTGCCTCAACCTTCTCGTTGAACGTCTTGAACTTGCCAGGTGTAACAGGCTGACCGGGAGCGCCGAACTCGACGTTAGTCTTGAGTTCTTCGGTGGAGGCAGTAGCCCTGCTTTGAGCAGCCTTCTCAGCTGCACGTGTTTCGTCGGCAGTCTTCTGGAAGGCGGCGAGACGGGACTCAACAGAGGCTACGTTGGCGTTGTACCGATCCACCTTCATCTGGTACTGGGTCTTGGCTGTCGCTTCGGCGGCCTTGATGTCTTCAGACGTAGCACCCATAGCCGTGAGTCGGCCCATAGTGATTTGATAGTTGGCGCTAAACATCGCTGCTTCCTTCTGCCATTCATTATCCAACTGAGTGCGAGCCGACTGCAACTTGGGAATCTCGGTGATGTAAGCCTTGCTCGCATCATCCGCATTTGTGGTTACAGGCATCGGCTCTGTAACGGCAGCCGGAGCCGGAGCCGGAGTCACAGGCTTCGGAGTCGTCGCTACGGCAGGGGTCGGAGAGGCCGTCTTAAGGGTCGTCGCCAGGGGTACGCCAGCCTGGTAACGCTCAGGAGTAAATCCAGAAGGGGCGTTAGAAGTTCCAAGCGTAGTACCGCCGAACTGTGGCACTGTGGGGGCCAAGAACGAAGACACGGAAGGAGCCGACGCTGTAGAGGGAGTGGCGCTGATGCCAGTCGGAGCAGGCATTCCTGTGGTCGGAGCCTGGTAGGTGGACATATCCTGACCAGATCCAAACGCCCCAAGAACACCACTAATGCCAGCACGTGCGTACTTCTCGGCTGCTTCAGCCTCAGTCTTACTGATGTCAGCAAGCAACTTACGACGCTCAAGCGCAGCTCCTTCCTTCGCAGCTTGGTCGGCCTCATACTTCTTGTCGGCCTCAAACTCAACGGAAAACCGGGTAAGGGCATCTCCAGTCAACTTGCTACCATCACCGCCGGTCTTGTTGAAGAAAGCGATAGCATCAGCCGTCTTGACCGGGTCGAACCTATCTTTGTTCTCTTCAGGCAAGTAAACATTGCCTTGGTCGTCCTTCTTCAGATCGCCATTGGCGAGGAAGGCGTTAACGCCCTGAACACGGGGGTCACGCTTGAGGTACGATCCGATGATGGCCTGTTGCTTTGCTTCTTCCTTTTTAACCTGGTCGGCTTTCTCCATCCCTTGTGCAATGGAGGATGCTGCACCGGCGATGCCTTGACCAATGGAACGGCCTGCGTTTCCGTAGGCTTCCACGAAGCCTGGGGCTAGCTGCTGAACCTGTTCGGATTGATACTTGGCGAAGGGGGAGGCCATTAGGCGTTAAGGAGTTTGAAGCGGGGTTCGACAATGATATCCATCGCCTTCTTGACGATGAACTTGAGCAAAGGCTTGTCGGAGATGAACTTAGCAAAACGCTCGCCTTCCTGCATATACAGGTCAAGAAGCCATTCTGGGGCTTCGGTGAGGAGCCACTGACGGAAGACCATCCACTCGGCGCGGTCTTCGCCGTAAACTTCGCGCGCGACCCAGCAAACAGCGGCGGCTCCGATAGTGCCAGCGGCCTGAAGAGCGCCACCGATGATAGCACCAGAACGCTGGGCGTTGGCAGACTGAATAGCAGTCTCCATTTGGATTCGGTTTGCACGGATGTTGGCGAGGTACTGGGATTCCGGCTGGAGGAAGGGAGACGATCCGACATCGGCGTACATCCCGGTAGCGCCACCGGCGAGGCCAGTGAGACTGTACTGCTGGGAGGCGGCGAAGGCGGGATTAAGGAAGCCGGTAAGACCGACCTGTTGCTGTCCTGCACCCATCTGGTAAGCCTGCTGTGCAACACCTTGGCGCTGGGCAAGACGACGCTGACCCATATTGTAGGTGTTAAGGATTTCGAGGTCAGCACCCTGACGGCTGAAGGACATACCACGGGCAGCTCCAGCGGCACGTGCAGCCTGTTGAGCCTGGGTCGTTTCTTGGGCTGTCAGGCCAGTGCCAGCCTGAAGGTCAGTCAGAGCCTGCTGACCGAAGGTGGAGTAGATGCCACGGGTAGTGGGGTCAAGAGACGCAAGGGCGGCTTGGGTAGCCTGACCACCCATTCCACTGAGCATAGCCATCTGGTCTGTGGCGTAACGCTTCTGGAGAGCCTGGGCAGGCTCGTACAAATCTCCATAAAGGCCCATCAGACCTTGAGAGGTGGCCTTGAGGCCAGCCATCCGGGTATTGATGAGGGTCGGGGCAAGGCGTTCCTCAAGGACAGCCTGTTCGGGCAGTACTGTGCTTTGTACCTTGAGGGCATTTCGTGCCTCATTCAGATACTGATTGTAGTCTGCTTGAGGGTTAGGTTGAGGAGTTTTAGCGGAGCCGCCCATTAGATTGTGTGGATTAGGTTAATGTATTTGTTAGAGATTTCGACCACCTTGTCGAATTGGACTGCCCATTTCTTCTGGTTTTCCCAGTTAGGGTAGCGTTGCCGGAACTTCCAAATCAGGCTGATACGGCCTGCGGCGTTTACGGCACACCAGTCCATAATGCAAAGGTCTTTGCCAGCCTCCTCGATGGGCTGGACTTTAAAGTCAGGGTTCAGTGCATCCTCATCCCCGGTGTAAGGCTCTCCAATAGGGTAGGCCACGCCCACCCCGGCGATCCGGCCTTCGTCATAGGCCACGAACAGGTAGTCGTGGAGGAACGCCCAACGGAGGTAGTTGCGGGTATCGTTAATGCCGAACGCCTCCCTGCGACCCTTGTAGCGGTTCGCATCGACGAAGGAGGTTAGTTCGGACAGGAGCATTAGGAGACTCGGTAACGGATGATAACGATGCCGTCAGCGCCAGAAGATGCGTATCTATCTGGGTCAGAGAAAAGTGAACCCCCGCCCCCGCCACCGCCAGAGTTTGCGACTGCGACACTTGCGTTGGAACTTCCCCAAGCGCCATTAGCACCACCAGAAAGTCCAACACCGGGAGAGTTGGAAGATCCTGAATATGGAGAGCCACCACCACCACCGCCACCACCATAGGATTTAAGTGTTCCGCTAATAGAAGACCCAAACCCTTCACCTCCAAAGTGTCCTCCTGCGGCTGTCCCCAAGCCAACTGTTTTAGCGCCGCCACCGCCACCGCCGCCAGAAGATGGGCCACCATTACTTCCAGCATTAGCAGTTCCAGACGATCCCCCAGAATATCCAGACCCGGAATTACCTCCGGGGGAAGTAAATGTGCTGAAGTAAGAGGTTCCACCGCCGGAGCCGGAAGCGCCACCAGTGCCAACTACAACAGAAATTGGACTCGTATTCTTGGCGATATTAATAAATCCAGAAACAACAGCACCACCACCACCACCGCCTCCGTGAGGGTTATAGTTTGCGCCACCACCACCCCCGCCAACGACAAGTACTTCGACCTTACCCTCTTTGGTCAGCGAAGGAGTGAAAGTACCAGAGACAGTATAAGTGTGGATCTTATAGCCATCAATAGTCGTAATCACACCTCCGCTAGCGTCAAAAGGGCTACCACCCACCGCTTTCCATTCAGTACCCGAATAGATTTCGGCCTGGTCTAGTGTGGAGTTGTAACGCAGATGTCCGGCAAGAGGGACTGTAGGGCGGTCGCCAGTGATTCCGACTGGAATCTTAATTGCCGTGTTTGTGTTGAAACTTGCAGAGCCTCCGACAGCAACATTAGCAAGTTGCGCTTCACCCTGAATGGTCGCATTGCCAGTAGTGGTAAGCGTCTGGGCTTGAATGAGTCCAACCACATCAACCTTCTGGCTGGCAGCAGGGGTAATTGTGAGGTCTGAGCCAGTTACGCCAGTCAAGGACGATGCAACCACCGGACTTCCGCTTCCAAGCAGTTCGGTGACAGTGGCCTTACGGAGAGCCGAAGCAGAGGCATCGTGGACGATGAGGCCGTCGCCAGAAGCCACACCGCCGGAAATCGGGGTCTGGTCTGTTACAGCGCCGGGCAGCAGCACTGCCCCGTTGGTCTGATTGTTGAGGCGAGCTGCCGTGACCTGTTGGCCGTCAGCATACGTTTCTGGGGATTGGATTTGAGCCATTTATTTACGGGTTTGGGTCATCTGTCCAGGTACGATGGCTTCAACAGTCACCGACCTAATGGACGGACGGAGGTTTTGGGTTGTGAACTTAACTTGGGAATAGTAGCCAGACTTGCGAGTCGGTAGACGCAAAAGAACGTCCTCGTCGGTTGGAGAGCCGTAGTTGCTTACTACAGTCGTATAGTCTGGGTTTACTGTGGTAAAGGAGGTGAGCATACTTGCCCCGGCGGTAAAGGTAGCGTCGATCTGAACGCTAGAGAAACGCTTTTCACGGGTCGTCTGGAAGGAGTAGGCGCGAGTAATGAGTTCTCCTTGAATCTGGATAGGCTCGAAAGATAGGGGGTTCAGCACTGTAGGGATGTAGAACGGAAGCATTGGCGTTCCGCTGGCATTGCCGAACTCATCGTATTCTAGTTCCTCAAGAAGGAACACTCCCTCTGTCTCATTTACCATAAACATACGGCGGCGGTTGCCACGCTTGGCTACGATAAACTTCTTGAACGAGAATGAGTTAGCCTTCGCAATCAGGCAAGCGCCACCCCAGTAGAACCCGGACGGCATAGCCAAGTCGTTTGTATACGGAACCTTGATGTAAAAGTATACAGAGTCGTACGGGTAGGCTTGTACGACATAAGTCCCAGACGGGTACTTTGTAGTAACGCCTGTAGGGCCACCAAACGTCTCGGTAAAGGAGATGTTTACGCTATCCCCAATTGCCAGGCCGTGGCCGTCCTTGTTGATCTGGACATTGATGAAACCACCACTGACATAGGAAGCCGTGCTGAATGTAGCAGTCACTGGGGTAGTGACATTGCTATTCTCAGGGTAGGTGTCTACAGACTCCCACGCCTTGTTAATGAAGTTATAGACAAGCGTTACGTTATTCCGGGTGCTGGCATCTAGCGGTACAGACAGATAGTAGCGATTCTCCCAATAGGTGGCAACGGCTCCACCTACGGCATTATAGTTAATGCGGGAGATGATATCGTTGATAGGTGCGGATAGCGGTTCGGCCAACGTCAGGAGTCGCATTCCTTCCGGCGTATTGGCAGCTCCATTTCCAGCCCCGGCAGGGTTGAGCATATAGACCCCGTTATCCGAAAGGAAGATGATGCCACCGCCAGCCTGGACGATGGAGTCCTTGGCAATACAGCCGATGTCTGTAGCAAGGGACTTGATGTAGGAGTCACCTTCTTGTGCCGGGTCGCCGACGGCGTTAGCGCCTACGCCAGCTGCTGCGTAGAAGATGCTCCCACGCATAAAGATGACGAACTCGTTAAGCGTCCAAGGGGTGATGGCTACGATGCTGTCGTTACTTCCATCATTGATAGTAAAGACATCCAGCGCAGACCAATGGTCGTCCTGAAGGTAATGACTGACCTGAATGGTATTACGATCAGTCTGAACGATATGCCGATTGCCGTAGTAAATTGCGTGACGGCTATTCGGATAGTTATGGTGAGTCCCGGTTACGGGAACAGCAATAGTCGTAGCCCCGTCCCAGCGCAGGGTGGACTTATTGAATCCACGCAAGATGTAAACATAGCCGATACCCGTGGCCTGATACAATTCAACCTCATCCTCTGGAGCGATGAAGTTGGTAGCGTTATAGGTGGCAGTCCCAGTGCTTGCCGGACGGGCTGCCGAAATCGAATATGTGAAAGTATTCGTAGTTACGGCAGTAATTGTAACCACGCCTCCGTAGCCTACAACCGATGTGTTGACATACAGTTTAGCACCAGCAAGCAGGCCGTGGGCAGCATTGGTAATCGTAACAGTAGACCCAGTGCTGGAGTAGGTAGCGCCAGAAACCAGGCCGGGAAAATTAACCTTAAACGAGGTCGTCTCAGTGTCAGGGTTAAATGTATACAGGCCATCGGCTACGCAAACTACAATCAGTTCCGTGCCTGTAGCGGTAGAGTAAGCACAGGCTCCGTAGATCGTCTCACCCAGCAGAGCGCCAGTCGTGAGGCGTTCAGCACCCTTACGGACAGTGGCGATGCCACGATCCATACGCATATTCTGGGACTTAGAAACGAAGTTCTTGCCCAGGTTGACCGGGTTATCACGGGAGTTCAAGCCGATGAACCCCTCGTCACCATCGACTGCGTATTCCCGTGTCGGCATTATTTACCTGTGATGGAGTGCCAGATGTCCTTCAGTTTATCAGAATAGCGAGTGCCTACATAGACACCGCCAAGGAAAGAGATAGCGAGCAGGAGGATCGTAAGCATATTAGGAAGGGAGAGAGACTTTAAGCCGGGTGAGTTCGGCAAGAAGTTCTTCTTCGGTAGGCTTGGACACGATGGTCAACTTGCCGAAGTACTTGCCACCCTTGGGGAATTCACGAAGCACATAGCACTTGGTTTCGGCAACAAGTGCAGTCCAGCCGACAGGAATAATTCTAGATTCAATTTTCATAAATATTAAATAGGCACGGAATAATAACCGCCATCACCATCCCAGAAATAGTAGTAAGCACCATCGTCATAAATTGGGGTATCTTCAGCCCAGAAAGCAACGCCATATGCTCCCCAAGTATAACTTCCGCTTCCATCAGAAAGTGCGGCATACTCTGCGACATATTCGGAATCGTAGTAAGTAGAGGACTCAGAAGGAACTTCTACAGGGGTCTGCTGGGTGGGTGTGTTATCTCCAATAAGATAAGTTGCGTTTGGCTTGTAAGCAACATTTGTGACATTCGACCAATCTGCGACAACTGCATACGGAGGAAATGACTCATAGATGTAATTTACATCGCAGATTTCGATGGGAACATATGTCGAAACTTGTGTGATTTCTATTTCAGCACCACCCTCTGCTACTGGGTATGTTGCTCCATACACAGTATAAGCAACGCCAGAAGGGACGCTTTCCCCAACAGGGCCAAAGATGGAAGCCCCGCTGGGTTTCCCGACAGGGATATCCTTGTCACCCAAATATTTGAACCAGACCGACATTAAATGACGGCGTAGGCAATGTGCAGGGTCGGAGCGCCAGAAGCAGACTTCGCCCGGACAGCACCCTTGTAGGAGTCGAGCGAAAGCGAAGCGCCAGCAGCCAGGATGAGGCCGGTAGATCCAGAGCCGTTAAGGATGATTTCGGCGGCGATGCTGGCATCCTTGTTCTGGATGATGAGCGAGACTCGCTTCTCAGGGGTCACGGAGGCGGCGAGAACCTCGGCGACAGTCGTGCTGAGTGTCACATCGGAATGGACAAAAGCCGGGACGAACGGGGCGGTGATGGAGATATTGGCGGACATATTGGTTAGTAAGTTCGGTTCATATTGATGCGATTGACCTGTTTCTGTTGGCGCAGGATTACGTCAATGGCTTCGGTGAGAGTGTTTTGGGCTTCGGCTTCGGCGACTTGGGCGGCTTCCAGCTGCAGCTCGGACTTGAGCCAGTCAGAGAAAGCACCACGGGCAGCATAAGAGGCGAACAGATAGGGGATCTGTACGATCTGCCATTTAGCCGGGTGAGTCGAAGGAGATTGACCAGCCGTCGTCGCTTCCAGGCAATTATAGAAATTGCCATAGTGAGGCTTACCAGGAATGGGGATAAGTGTGCCAGTGTTGCTACCGCTGTCAAAGTAGACCTGAGCGCCAACGGAATAGGCGATGGACGCTCCGTACAAGTCTCCGACTAGATCGGGACGCTTGATGCGATAGTCGGCATACACAGTGCCTGGGTCGCTGGGGAGGACGAGTTTCTGTACAGTCCCGTCGTCGTATAGACGGAAGGACAGTTGAGAAGCCCGTGTGCTGACAAGGGGGTCTTTGTCGTAGCACGTAAGAACCTCACCGGCATCTGCGGGGATAGCAGCAGTAACAAGTCCGTTGCCATCGTCGGTAACGACGAGTTGGGCTACACGGATAAGGTCAGGCCAGTCTTGGGACTCCCAGGCGTGGCGGACACGCTCGTTGATGAAGTCTCGGAACTGGGCGAAGGTTTCTTCTGAAATGTTGTGCCTATCCTGCCCGGAGTACTGAAGGGCGTTGAAAAGGATCGGCGAAAAGTGGGTGGTTCTCATCAGGTGAGAAAGCCGTCTGCTGTGAAGATAGCACCATTGACTGTGGTGCGCTTAACTCGGTTGGTCACAGCGACCTCCGGGTTATGCTTGATGAAGTCGTCTAGGAACTCCTTCTCATTCCAGCACTCGTAACCAAGGCGTTGGCCCCAGTAGTGAAAAGCAGAGAGGGGAATCTGGGCTTTTAGTTCCCCGACCCCCTCAATGCTGGATGCCGCGTTTTGATGACGGAAGGCCGCCATCTGCTTCGCCTGCGAATAAGCAGCCGCCTCTTGCATCCTCCAGCCTGTCAGAAGTTCCCGTTCGACTTGCTTTCGCATATCGTCGGGGATTGCTTCGGACAGAGACTGGATGATGTCAGACAAGGCAGTCTGATTAGGCAGTGAAGTCGAACTTACCGAACGCCAGCGGGTTGTAGACGCAGAGGCCGGCAACCGCTTCGATCAGGCGAGCAGGGCCACCACCATTGTCCTGCAACTCGGAAACCTGGGCGACGTTACCGCCGTAGCGGACTTCGACCTGGTCGAACGGGATGATGTAACCGCTGAAGTTGTTCTTCAGGAACAGGGACGGGTGGAGGCGGATGCGGCCGAAGTCACCTTCAAACACATCGACGGACGAGACGTAGGACGAAGAGTCGGCATCACGATTGAACGTGCGGACGCTCTGGTACTGGTTCGTGCCGGAGGCTGTGGTCGTGAAGACGAGGTTCGTGAAGGCACGCTTGAGGGTCGGGCCGACGAGAGCGTCGTAGTCCTTGAACTGGCCGGTCTGGGAGTAGATGCCGGTCAGGATATCCTGCACGACAGTCTCGGTAAGAGCAGCTGTGCCGACAGAGGAAATCTGCGAGGCAGACGGGCAGAAGGCCGAAGCAGCAGCCGGGAGATCGACAGTGTCGATATTGGCGGCGGCGACGATCCACTTGTCAAGACCACGGGTACGATAGCCGACAGTGCCGTTATCGACCTGAGCAGCCTGGTTGCCACACATCGCCACTTCCATATCACGCTTGATGAGCGTAATGGCCTTGGAGACGTTGTTGGCGAGTTCGTCCTTAACACCAGCGATGTTAGCGACGTCCTGGGTCAGTTTCGAGACACGGACAGCCTTGCGGAAGATCTGGATACGATTGCTCAGTTCAACACGGAACTGGGTCGTACCATCGTTCACGAAGTTAGTCGTGCCGGTGTTCGGGTCAACGTCAGTACCATCGACGATGGGTGTCGGGGCAGTGGTGGCGGGGAGGCGGTCAGCCTGCCAGCGGAAGATCGTGTTACCGGGCTGCGCACCCTTCTTCGCCATCGAGGTGAAGGGAGTGTCCTTCGCATCGACCATAGCGATGAGGTTGGCGAGGTCTTCACGCTTACCAGCGTTGACGATATTCTTTTCGAGAAGTGAGGGCATAGTAGTAGGGGGTAGGGGGGATTAGATGAAACCTTTGGACAGCAGGACTTTGGCGAGGTCATCTGCGGAGGTCGATTTTGCGAATCGACTGACGGCTTGCTTGGCACTTGCTTCGGTTTTGCCAACTTTTACCGGGGCGGCAGTAGGACGAACGGGCTGTACGGGGGCTTTCTTCTGGGCCTGGGAAGGCTTGGAGTTGGCCTCACGTGCTTTCATTCCTGCAATCGCATCACCGACCCACATTTGCCAGTCGGGGAACTTCTTCAGTTCTGGTGCGGTGCGAAGAATCTGTTGCGCCATCTGGTACTCTTGCGATTGGGGGGCTTTCCACCACGGATATGTGTTCTCGGCAATCGGTCTAATCTTTTCCTCGACCTCGATACGAGCCAGCTGCTTAGGCAGATGCTCTTCGATAGCCTTGGTAGAATTGACCAACATTCGTGTCACATCTTCCGGGCCATACTCACTTTCCCCAAGGATAAACCCGTTAGGGTTCTCCATACACTTGTAACGCAGCCATCGGGCTTGTTCGATCTCCTTGTCCACTTCAGCCTTCGATTTCAACGTCGAGAACGGATTTGATGCGTCTGTGACGCTATTTTCGTTCTTGGCGCTCGCTTGCTGGGACTCGGCTACCGCTTGCTTCAGCGACTCAACCTCCTTGCGGAGATTCTCGGCTTCCTCCTCGGCTTGCTTTCGCTTGGCCGTGAGTTTGTCGATACGCTTCTGCACACCCTTCGGGAGATCGCTGTCTCCCTCGTCGTCTTGTGCTTCCTGTGAATGAACTTCGTCGCCATCCTCGGCCTGGGGGACTTCTTCGGTTGCGTCAGCATCAGATGCCTCCGCTTCCACCGGGTCGTCCTTGACCTCCGTCTGGTCTTCATCCTCGTTCTCGGCCTGGGATTCTACCGCCTGCTCGTTATCGGCGAACAGTGTCTCACGCAGTTTAAGCGCAAGGGTTTCCTCGTTTAAGCCCGAAGAGGGGGCGTTCGACTGTGCCTCGATGTTATTTTGAGCCGGATCGATATCGGCATTGTTGGAATCTGACATATCAGGGAATTGTTGCTCCCAGGGGCGTAGGGGCATTAACCCCCGAAATCAATAGCCGTCAAAGCCCGGAAAGGGCTGTTGTAGGTTTTGGCAAGTTTCTTCACGGCTCACTTGCCGTACTTGCCTTCTCGCGCCTCTTGTTGCTGTAACAGGAGGAGGTCTTTGAAGTCCTTTAGGGATTCGGCACGTCCACAGGCGTGGATACGCTTTTCGCCCTCTGTGCTGTAGGAAATCGCACGATCTACCTCGGCTTCGACGCTGGCATCAAGGAAGGCCAGGACTGCGTCAAAAACCTCGTTACTATCGAACGAGAATACCCGCTTATGGTCGTCGATGCTCTTAGCCATTCTGTTGCTGCTGGCTGAACTGGTCGGACACCGGGGTCACGCCGATACGTCCGATGGTCTTGTTTTCCTGCTGAGAAACGCTCATTTGGAGGTTCTTGAAGTAGTTCTGGAGGAGAGCCTGGAACTGCTGGTCGCTTTGGGCGGCCTGTTGAGCCTTCGGATTCTTCTGCATAACGTCCTGAGCGAATTGCAGCTTGGACTTAGCTGCCGGGTCGTTCTCGACGTACTGAGGCTCCATACCGGCCATCATCTTGGCGATGTCGTTCTGGACTTGCTCGTACATACGCTGGGAAGCGGAAGCCTGATCCAGAACGATGTCCTTGGCGGCTTCAGGGCTGATGGCTTCGACGAAGCGAGCCGTCAACTTGTTGCGGTCAATGACACCTCCGCTGTCCATCGGGACGACGAAGGATGCGATGGCCTTGAGTTTCTCCATCACATAATCCGTATCGAGTTCACGCACGTTGTACGACACATTGAAGTCGTAGGCGTGGCAGATGTCGTTAGGGCTGATGACGATGGGAGTACCGGCGACACGCTCGATTTGAGCGCCATCCATATACTGGAGTGTCAGAGAGACAATTTGCTTGAAGACCTTGCTCCAGGCGTTGAGCCAGTTGTTGACGAGGAACTGCTGGGTCGTCTGGGTCTTGACGGGCGGGATATTGGCGTGGTACAGGCCGAAGTAGGCCGCGTTTCGAGCCTCAACACGATCAATGAGATTGAAGGCGAGTGCAGGATTGCCCGAAGGCGGCGAAAGGAACGTATAGTCGTCAGGCGTGGTGACGGGCAGAAGACCACCCGGCTGGATGATATTCTGAGTGCCAAGACGCTTCTTGACCTTGATGGGAGGCAGAGTCTCGAAAGCCGTGCGGTCACGGATAGAGTCGTGCTGGGCCTTGATTTCCATCTGGTCGGTATAGGCCAGTTCGGGGATGCCGCGGGACTCGACGATAGATCGGCGGAGGTGTTCACGACGCAGCTCGACGAACGGGTACTGGCCGTGGGCGTAGTCCAGCATTTCGTGCTTGGCGTAGTTGTCCTCGCTGACCTGGGGGCAGAAGACTGTGTAGTAGATGCAGGGAATGCCGTCCGGCCCAATCTGGCGCGTATAGGCGTAGATAATCTCAACGAGGTTATCCGCCCGGTGAAGGGTATTCGTGATGTTGGTCGTCGTCGGAATGAGATTCGGGTCGGCATACCACGAAGACTTACCGGCGGCGTTGGCAGCCTCCTCGACGAACGCAGGATCCCAACCATCAGTCTCGATGAGTTCACGCATCTCCACTTCGGTCATATGGGTGCGACGGAAGATGACACGGGCATCCTGAAGGTCTAGGGTTTCAGGAGGGAACGTGATTTCGTCGAACGGCTTGAGGGCGGCGACGACGGGCTGGCTGTAGATATCGTACTGCTCACGGAAGGTGGACGTGCCGGAACGGATGAGTTCGTCAATGACACGCTCGACTTCGCTTTCTCCGACGGCGTACATCGAACGGAACAGCTGCTTGTTGTAGTCAGTGACTCCGTTGGACTGGAAGTTCTGGAGAAGTTCGGAGGCGATGCTATCTCCGTTCATAGCCTTGTTCTCAATGTCGCCGACAGTCACGACGGCATTGCGGATGCCAAGTTTGCGTTCCCAACCGATGTGGGTGACGGCCCAACCGAACTGCAAGGCGTACTGCGCCCAGAGTTCTACCTCTTTGGTCAGTTCGGACTTCATCCGATTGTTGACCACCCAGTTGGCGAGGGTCTGGATCGCACCGGCGGTGGCGGCGTTGTCGTAGTTGTTGCCGGAGACACGGAGGCGACCCAGCTGCCAGGAGGAGACGAGCAGGACGACGAGTTCGTTGATGGTCTGGTCAACCAGGCGACAGCGGACATCGGAAGCCCCCTCGAAAGGGAAGACGGACTCACCTTCAAGGCCGTTGGACGAATACTTCTTGCCGTCGTCGCTCTGGCCCTCCCACCGGGCAAGGCGGATGTCGTCGTTGCTGTTCAGGCGAGCGACATTGCCCCCATTGTACAGGGAACGCTCAAGTTCCTTGCGGAGATAGACCAAATCGGGCGTTTCGGCGTGGAACGTCAGTTTGTCTTTACGGGAGTCTCTGTCGAGCATAGCGGGGATGATTTAGATTCAATGTAGGATAAAAGGGATGATTTGTGGAAGCGATGCTGTCCACCAAGGGTAGTATAACACCGAAGAATGCCAGACTTGCGTAATTTGTCCAATTCTCGCACATCAATGCCAGTCAGACGCTCTGCGGCCGATCTGGAGAGCAACATCGGGTAGTCGTCCGGGTTTTTCATCAGTAAGACCCCCCTCGCTTGCACTTGAACGAATCTTGGTCGTATTGCTCCGGCTGCATCACCGCCAGGTAACGCAGGCAGTCGATAGGGTCTTTGGAAGCACCCTTTTCTCCGTCAGCGCCAGTCCACTCACGCAGGGAGTAGATTAGGTTCTCGCAGGACTTGGCGATATACAGTTTAGGCTCGTTGATAGGGGATAGGGGCTGGCCGGGGTCGTGAGCCAGGGCATCATTGATGAGGGTGACCCCATCTTCGATGCGTAGACCCGCAGCTGGCTGGAATGACATCGGCTCTGGATCAGAATCCAGAAGTTCAATCAGCGACGTGCCGCCTTCTTTGCTGGCCGCTTGGGTCGCGCCCGCACGGGGGTCGATGAACCTTTCTTCGACGACTTCTTCGCCTTCAAGACTGCGGATGAGTTCTTTGTACTCGTTGATTCCACGACCACCACCGGCTCTTTGGGCTGGCCCCGCTTTGCCGTCGAGTTTGCTGTCTGGCAAGGCCCACTCTCCGTAGGAAGCGTCGGGCCACTCTCGGTAGATGAACCACTTGGCGTTTTCACCTTGGCCGACTGCCCGAAGCCAAAGCATAAACCAGTTTCTCGCACCAGCCGGGTCAACCACCATATAATTAGTTCCTTCTTCGGGAATCTTTGCATCATCAATCTCGTTGAGGTCGCCAAATCTCGGAAACTGTGCGCCAGCCAGTCCATCAGCCCAACCATATGCTCGGATTTTCTTTTCATAAGTTGTTTTGCCTTCAAGGGTGCGACAAAGTTCGTCGAAAGGGTTATAAGGGTTGAATTGGGAGTGAAACCACATCACTCCGGCATCCTTGCCTCTTGATTTGGCCCGATAGGGCATATGTCCGTGCGGAACGCCAGGAACGTGCTGGATTTTCTGATCCAGAACCTTCGCTACCCGACTTTCCAGCACTTTGCATCCAGAAATATACTCCTTTACGACGTTAGTGTAGCCAGAAACCGGGGTAAAAGTAACAAGCAGCTTGCCCCGTCGAGTAACGACACGATAACGGAGTGTTTCGATCCAGTCCAGAGGTACAAGTTCGTCGCACCAGATGATATCGCACTCGCCACCTTCGATAACTCGCTTCTCTTGGGCATAATTCATAAAATGGCACTGGCTGCCATTTGGAAAGATGAAAGTGCCGTCCGAAAAGCCGTTCTTCTGGGAGTATTGGATGTTGGTCACACGTCCTTTCTTCAAGGACTTGAACTCCGGCGGGATGTACTTCCAGATGACGTTCTGTTGCATCTGGATTGAGGACTGGGAAGTGGTGTGCAGACACCAGACACGGGCGTTCGGGATGTTGACCATCGCCGCAACCACCCGTTTGGCAGCCCATTCGGTCTTCCCGGCTCGATTGCCACCCAGGATGCACAGTTCTTGGTGCGACTTCAGCAGATCGTCAGCGTCCTTCCAGTGAAAAGGCTCGTAGCCGTGGCGGTACGGGTCGGTTTTCTCCGCCAGAATCTTCTCCTCACGGATGCGAAGCACCCGCGCCAACTCATCCGCCCCCAATTTCTTGGCAAGTACCTTCAACTCATCAGTCGAAGGCAGCTTAAGGACTGGGTGCGGAGACAACTTCACCAGGCTTTACAACTCCAGTACCTCGGAGTGGTCTTGTCCTTGGCGGTGGCACAGTTATGACGGGCGCGGAAAGACTTACGACGGGCCGGATTGCTCTTCTTGATGGTCATATTCGGGTCACCGAAGCGGACAATCTTGGTCTTGCTGCCGGACTTGACGTACACAGCGGACTTCTTCGGGCCACCCGGAGTACGGAATGGCTTATTGAGGGATACCTTGCGTCCTTTGTAGTCGGCCATTGGTAGGGTTCTTTAGAAAAATTATAGACTGGAGGTCTGCCATATCAGGCTCCCACTCATCATCTTCATCGAGATTGAGTGGAAGCATCGGCGTTACATCTTGCCCTTCTTCGATCCGTAGGGCTTGAAGCCAGCGCCACGACTCTTGCCGTGCATCGCCTTCTCCATCTTCTCCATACGTTCGTGCTTCTTGCCGTGTCCGGCTTTGCCACAGGATTTCTTCATTGTATCAGCAAACTACCTACACCTGGGCCACTGTCAAGTTGGAGCCTTGGGCCGGAGTCGAACCGGCAACCCCCTGTTTACAAAACAGGCGCACTGCCATTGTGCTACCAAGGCGTTAACTTTAGGCCGTCCACTCCGTCGCATCCCCAGGCCCGTCCTCGATAGCCATAACCCCGGCTGCAAGCACGTTCCCCAGGACTCGGTGGAAATTATCGTCCTTATCGCCACCCCCGAAGGAAAGCACCTTCCACTTCCCACTATTAGCCTGGACGATGATTGCACCCTCGGTGCAGTAAAACTTTAAAAGTTTTAAACTAGCCAGTAAAGCCCCTTCCAGCTGCTCGTCCTTATGGATAGCCGTCGGGTCTTCCTTCTTACGGACGACCTTCTTCTTCCGGCTGCGCTTCTTCTTAGCCATTACCAGCGTCCTCCAAATCGGGGGTGCTTGGCCGCTACCCATCGCTGACCATCAGATCGCAGAGGAACCACCATCCCCTTCACAAAGTTCTTACTGTCCCGTACAAGGACGTTCACATCCTTCTTGGCCTTACCCTCCTCAATCTCGCAGAGGATAATCCGGGGATTCACGAACTTGCCCTTCACCACCCCAGTCTTCGGCTTGTCGTCAGCCTTAGCCTCCCGCAGCTCCTCCACAACAGGAGCCTCCAGGCCAGCCTTGCCCTGCATAAACTCAATGCCCTCCTTCGTCCAATAGATCGGCCACAGATGCTTAGGGCCATTCCGGGGCTTGCGGATCCAGTGCTTACCCTCAAGCGCCGTCTCCCTCAATCCCTTCAAATCAGCCCTGTTCAGGCCGGTCAACCTAATGACCTCACTTTCCTTGTAGATGTCTTCCATACCTTAAGGAAATACAAGTTACCTTGACTCCGTCAATCTGTCTCCCCAGGAGTTATGTCTTCGATTCTCTACGACAATAACCCCTTCCCCCTTGGGGGACTGAGGGGGGAGAGGGGGATTATTAAGGGGGAAATACACCAACCTGTCAAGCCTACCCCAATACCTATTAGATGACCTTATCGTAGATATCATCAATACTTACAGGCCATACGTATAGGTCATTAGACGATCTATCATAGGCCATTAACACGGCTTATTGCAAAAAAAGTCCATATGGGTTAACCCGCTGGAGCTGCCGCCCCTCTCCCCCTGGGCAATCCCCCCGCCGGGGTGACGTGCTAGGCGCGTTCTATAATTCTATAATAGTTCATTCTATAATAATATAATATAGGGTTATAATAATATTATAGAGTATCCAGGCCGGTGTCTGGCGCGTGTAGTTATGATCTCATTACACGTGTATGGCCGGTGTCATTACGTATGTATCGAGTTATTGCTTACGCAGGCAGCTGGGCCTGTACGGGTTTTCTCCATACGCAACCCATAGGACCGGCTAATGGGCGCAGCGACGCAGGCACAAAAAAGGCCCAGTTTGACCTGGGCCTGTTTCTGATCGGGCGAGTGTTTACTCCGAGTCAGGTAGTTCGTTTACTTGCTCTAGACGTGCGGGGGAATCGTGTTCAGTGGGTTCTTCGCCGTAGTTCGATTGCCTCTGTAGCCGGTCCATACGTTCGTCGTCGTCTTCGCCTTCCTGGGTATGCTCGTGCGTGTTAGTGCGGAGTGTGTAGGAAGAGGAAGCAGCGAACGCACGTTGGAGATAGTCGTCGCTTGCTTCAGTCTCTCCGCCTGCCTCCAGTTCTTTGGCGAGTGAGACGAGTGCCATAGCACCGGCAGTTAGTGCGTCTCGCTCTGCCTGGGTGCGTTCGCCGTCAAGGGCGAGTTCGTGCAGGGCGCACGCAGTATGCTCCATAGCACCGGCGACAACTGCCAGGTCTGCGGGCTTGTGCGTGTACGAAGTGAGACGCATTAGGGCCATTTGTATTGGATTCAGTTTCATATGTGTGTGGGGGGAAGTGTTTACTTTTTCCTGGCTAGTCAGAGAGAGATCATGTCAGGACAGAGCAATGTGAGCCAGGTTGAAGCCGGCCCAGATGAGGAGCAGGACAGAGAAGACCACTAGGGCCAGTTCGATATGGTAGCGCATAGGATTAGGCAGGAATGGAGTGCCAGGTCTCGCCGTCGATTAGGAACGTCTCGCCCACACGACGGGCAGCGACGAGTAAGCCGGCGTCGGCAGCTTCGGCATCAGTGATGAACCAAACCCAGTCTTCGCCTCCGATTGGCCCGACTCCCGGACCAGTGGCGCAGAGCCTTCCAGACACGCAGACCTGGTTTGCTTCTGGCAGTTGATGGGCACGTGCGTAAGCAACGGCCCGTTGTTTGGTAGTGATACTCATTAGGATTAGGTGCATCCATACAGTAAACAGGCACAAGCCGGTGTAAAGAGAGATCAGAGAAAAATGGCACTTTTGGCCCGTTTTCCTGGCTCCTAACTCGAAATAGGCCGTAAATACCCCTATTTTCGGTTGTAAGACGGGTTTACTTTGCCCGTGTCCTGCTATGGACTGACCCCTGAAACGGCCTCTGAGGGCCTGCCAGGCCATACTTTTTCAGAAAGTCATAAGTCGTTACTAATCAGTTACTTATGAATGCACTTTCAGGTTTATAATATTGTTAAAAGCCGGTGTGACTTGGCGCGGTTACTGTACACCCCTTTAACCTGTAATCCTGGGTAATGATGTAATGTTAAAAAGTTGTAAAGTTGTAATCATTAGTAAGGAACCCAGGATTAGATCAGGCAATCCTGATAAGATTACCCAGGATTAAAGGTTAAGACCCTGCCTAATCCTTATAACATTAGTAATGATTCGGTAATTTAGGGGTGTTTTTACACTTTTTTACAAATTGCGTAAGTTGTTGATTATCAGTGATTAAAAAATGCCCCCAGAATCGCTTACAGGGGCCGGTCTAGGGGTAGATATAGGCAAAAGTAAACCCGTCTCTACGGGCCTGCCAGGCCCCTCTAATGCGATTTAGTGGTTTTCTAATCTATTTAATTCCTGACTCTGACTTGGCGCGGGGTCTGTACGGGGTAACCCAGGACCTGGGTTGAGATCAGAGAAGGGCAGCTGGTCACCAGTCCGGCAACTGGGCCAAAGGAAAGGGGCCGATTAACGGCCCCTTGCGAAGTATGCTAGTACCAGGACTAGCGCGACGAACAAAAGCACGTCACCAGTTCCGCCGTGTAATGAAGTGACGTCCCTCCCAGACTGTGACCTGGTAGTCGTGGCGCAGGAGTGACTCCCAGTAATGGCCGAAGTCAAAGCAGCCTAACAGACCGGCTTTATCGAGTGCCTTATAAGTGTCCCACTCACATTCCTCCAGGTGCGTCTGGGCAAACTCAATTTCGTTTTTCACTTCGCCGTGCCAGACTTGATTCCAAATCTTTAGCAGCCGGTCCGGCTCATAAGACTCGGAATAGGTCGAGCCTATGGTAGTCCTGGCCCATTCCAGAATCAGATCGGAGGGGACTGTCTTCCCGTCTTCCATAGTACCCAGGTCGTCAGACTCAGCGCACAGTTCCTTAAACTTGCGTAACCATACCTTGGGAGGGATTGGGTAGTCTTCCAGGTACTCCTCTTTAATGATGTACCCACAAGTTTTCCCGTACTTCAGGAAATGCCAGTTGTCTCTGTACTCGTCTGGGGTTTCGTGCAGTACCCAGGGGTTGGTGACCATTACCCCGTCTTGCCTGCACGTGCCAGGCACTCGGATGCACATTAGCCCTTTTGGGATTGTGTAGTTTACCCCGTCACTGGTGACGTACTCCAGTGCCCGGGCAGTTCGCTTTTTCGGTTGTTTGCTCATATGTGTGGGGGGAAATTATTCGTGGCCGGCTTCCATTGTGTTGATTGCAGCTTGCCGGAACTGTAGCGCGAGAGTCTCGCACACGGCAGCGAACTTATTCAGTTCCTTTGCGTACTGTTTATAATGCATAGAGTTGTCGAAATCGATTTCACAAACGTGTTCAACTACCCGATAATAGTACTCATTCGTTTCCAGGTTAATCCCGTCTTCCGTAAGGCAGGAATTAGCATAGGAGCAACAGGTCTGCAGTGCGATTGCCAGTTGTTCGGCATCATCTTGCTTTGCCTGCCGGTGTAGGGACTTGCCCGTGTGTTTCTTTTTACTCATATGTGTGTGCGTGTGTGTGGGGGAAAAGATCGGTTAAGACATAGGGACATTACCGGCGACGTCGTCAACTGCCTTTTGCAGTGCCTGGTCAAACTCCTTAATGTGAGGCAGGAGAGACTCCGTCTCATCATCCGTTCCGACGTACTGCCGGTTCTGTTCATCTTCATATTTAGCCGCGTACTCGGCATTTTCCAGAATGACCTGGGCCAGTTCAACCAGGTTGTAAGCCAGGTTAAGAAGACCCTGGGGGCAGGAATTGGAATCCCTGGAGGCATTAAGGAAAGCCTGCCGGACAGTCTCATCTGTTGCCTGATGGTTCAGGTACTTCATTAGACGTTCGGCAGTTACATCAGGATTAGGTAGGCGCATAGGATTAGGTGCAGTCAGGAGTGAATGCCCGTGTGCCATAGAGTAAAGGAAAAAGTAAACCTATTTGCAGGACTGCCAGGAGAGTTAGGAAGCCGGTGCAGCGTCCGCACGTACTCATTTTTTCATTACGTCTTCCAGGCGCACACCGGCGACGACGTAAGCCGGGACTGCCAGGCTCCTGATCGCAACGGCAGCTGGGCCAGGCTCCTGATCGGCGACGGCCCGGACGTGCCGACGGCAGGCACACACTGGCGCGTGCGTGTGCGTGCGTGCGTGTATATAGCATACCCTACCCCTACCCCAGACGGCACAAAAAAGGGTACACATACCCGTGTACCCGTGTACCTTGCCCGGTGATTCCGTTACATCATCCGAGTCTCACGTTCCTCCAGGTGTACCCCGTAACCCCTATAGAGGGAAAGGAAGTTACTGTCCTTCTTATAAGCCGGAGGAATCTGGTTAAGCCAGTATGTCCATTTGCCTTCCCGTTTGGGAAGGTTTGTGGCGCGACGCACTCGCATACCGGCAGGAATCTGGAAGACGTGCAGCTGACCGGCCAGTCCGTACCCCAGATCGAACGCAGTGACACGTCGCTTACCCATTTTGCTCTTCCTCAAGTGAGGAATTGTCTAAGATTGCTTTTTTCGCTTTGTCAGTCTTCGGATACAGGTCTTCGTCGCCGTAGTCTTCCTCAGTGTATTCGTCTTCGTCTGTCACTTCGTCGTCGCAATAGTTATTCGACGCAGCGTCTGCTACCATCTCCTGCCACTTCTCAGTGGGAAGATTCCGGTATGCGTCCTGTGCGTCTTCCTCAGACGTTGCGACGACCTGGAAGGAAACGAAAATCGTTTCCGAGATCGTGTAGACTTTAACTTCCTTTTTCTTTTTTGGTTTGCTCATATGTGTGTGTGGGGGGAAAGGTTACTCGATAGGAGTGACATACTCTTCTGGCAGATAGTCAACAGTTATTTGATAACCAGACTCTAACATATCCAGGTCGTCCGGCTTCAGATCGTCTTTAATGTGGCGCACGTCGTCTTCGCTTTGGACATACGTGTCTGCCCATTTGCCTTCTGCCTTCCAGGTATACTTGCAGCCGGCAGCAAGCACGTCACCGGCCCACATATGCAGGCAACCCATTGCGTCTTCCTTAATCGTTATTTTCATTTGGAATATTTGTCAGTTAAAAGTTTATACATCAGATGCACTTCCTCATCCGGCTCATCTTCCAATTCCATTTCATTACAGGAATGATAATCAATCCGGCATATGGCCTGGTACAGGTTTGAATGTTCACCAGAATAATTGTGTGAGGCAAAGTAATGTGCAGCGATTCTGAATTGGTAGTTCGCAACATAGTCAGTCCAGTCAATCAGACTGCCGGTGTTCTGGCGCAGGAAGTCTTCCATTTCCTCTAGTGTGGGATCGAGACTCATTTTAGTTAGATGCGTTAGTGGCAAGCCGGTGCAGTTCAGATTCAAATCCAGATCGAACCCCACATTCCCATTGCTCACATAAATCGTCCAGAATGTCTTCCAGTTGCGTCTGCTCATATTCACTGGTGACATTCATATAATGAAATACGTCTTCCAGGATTGAGCGCGGGGTAGGAGAGTCTGCCCATTCGCCGGAGAGATTCGGCAACCCGTCATAAAGCCGGTCGTCGCAATCGTCGATTGCCTTAAGCACGGCACGTGCAGCTTCAGCCTGATTGCCGGTGCAACGTCCGCCGAACAAATCTTGCTCAATCCAGTTTGCGTGTGCCTTTCCGTATTTTTCACCCAGGTCGAAAGCGCACACTTCGGCACGGGAGAGTAGATCGTCTAGAGATTCCATTATAGTAAATCTTTATAATATTATTCGGCAGTGTCCTTACGTTTGGCGCGTTCCTCCAGGTGACGTTCATATTCGACGAAGTCACTCAAGTCTTTAGTGTGATTCATATAGGCAATGGCAGCGTCGCCGGGAATACGGCAGTACAAGGCACTGGCAACCTGGCAGGCAAAGGACAGTGCAATCATTACGGACTGAGACTCATCCGGCTGGATCGAAAGGCAGCTGGTGCTAACGTACCAGGTTCCCAGTGCGTACTCGTGTACGTTCTTATGCTTCCAGTTCCTGTTGACTCGGAAGGAATGATAATTGCCGGACGCATCAGGCTCAGTGTTGAAACTGATTTCACTGAGAGTGCCGGTCTTCCAGTCCAGTTGAATCTGCACACGCAGTTTGGCGCAACCCGGCTTAGGCTGGTAGTACACGTCGGAATAGTAACCACTGCGTTTAGAGTTATAGTCGATTAGACCAGGCAGACCGGCAGACTCCATTGCAGTGATTACATAATGCAGAACGTGATTCCGCAGATCGTCTTCGATTGCCTTAGCGTATGCACCGGCAGCCGCGTCGAACTGTTTCTTAACCAGTTCGTGTTGACCACTGAGGAAGGCTAGTTCCTCCCGTTCGGAAACCTTCAGACGACGTTCCCGTTTGATGTCATACAGACCGGCAATCTTATTATTAAGAATGCACAGTTCGGCAGTGGCATTATCCCAGGCAGCCTTCAGTTGCGTCTGGGCCGGAGTAAGCGCGAGACGGGTAAGGTCCTGGTACTTTTCGATCGGGGTGTTAGTGTGTTCAGTGTCCATATGCGTGTGTGTGTGTATTAGGGATATGTCAGTTAAGACGTACCCACACAAAGGACCTGGTACTACCCAGTCAACCCCTAAGTTAAACTATTTATAAATAATTTTGAGCCGGGGTTTGGCGCACTCTGCCAAGGGAATGACGTGCTTCTGTACCCAATCGATTATGTCGCAACGGGCCATACGTGTGTGCCGGTCAAGTACGTCTACCAGCAGATCGTAATCATATGCCAGGAGCCTGGAGCCGTGAGTTCCAGGAGCAGCTGGCCGCACGAGTGCCAGGTCACACAGGCACGTAGGGCGTATGTATGCGTACCTACCTACCTCACATACCTTGAGCCTACCTACCCTACCTACCCCGCCTACCGCTTCCGCTTGCCTACCTTGCGACGTACCTTGTGGGGTAATCCTACCTCTGGGTAGTGTACCCCGAAGTAGGTTTCGACGCTGTCGTTCAGCCCTAGGATATTGTACTCTACCCATTCGATTGCGTCTTCCATCGGCTCGTCGTGCAGGCGCATACATACCTCAACCAGTTTCCAGTAGTCATATGTGATGTACCCGTCACGACGTTGTCTGTGGATTGCTTTATCAAAGTGCTTGGCCGGTTCGATACGGATGTAGTCGGGCATACCCAAGGGATACCTACCCCTTGGAGTTGCTCAATTCGGAAACCAGTGCATCGACCATCTGGATACGCATACCGATCCAGCGCATCACATTAGTCGTCATACTATTCCCGATACACTTGTACCTTGCTCCGTCCGGGCATTCGCTGGCAGGCTTGCCACGCCACGGGATTCTAGTCCAGCCAGACGGGAAGCCCTGCAACCTCTCACACTCCTCAGGGGTCAGACGACGTACCGCCATCGGGGTGGCGATGTGGGGAATCTGGTCACCCATAGAAGCCTTGAGCGTCGTGGTGGTTTCAGTGTTAGGCTCTGCACCGGCAGCTCGACGAAGGTTGCCAGGTTGCCAAGAGATTACCTCGCCAGTCTTCTGTACGAACGGCACGTTGCCACCGCCCGTACCGAAACGTGCAGCAATGGTAGGCGCAACGTCGTGAGGGCCGGTGACACGGCTGTCGTTCGGATGGTTCTCGTAGACTACCTGTTGAGGGGTTGCTACGAACTGGTCTTGGGTTGCGGCGACAGTGAAGGTCTTGTCTTCGTAGTGAAGCATACCAGTACCGCCACGCTCATTAGGCTTAACCTCTCCGCCTTTAGTGCCGGAGTACTCGCCACCACATCGAACCTTGAAGGCGATGGGCGGGGGCTGGATGGCGTGAGGGCCACGGGCTACCAAGGCAGGCACTGCATTGTCGTGCTTGATAAGCGGATCGTACTTGGCGTTGATGCCTTGCGAGTAGGCCGCACGATCTAGGACTACAGGCAGTTGCTCTACCAGTCCTGCGTCTCCTCGGTCAGCGACTCCGGCGATGAGGTTGTAGTGTTCATCTCCTGCTGGGCCTCCGCTTCCTTTGCTCCACTTGTTTGTGACTGCCCCAGAGATTCCAT